GCCAAAGCAGCCGCGCCTGTGCTGCTTTGCGTTTGTTTTGTTAATCCAATTGCAGCTAAAGCAGCCGCGCCGGTGCTTCTTTGCGCTTGCTTTGTTGCTAAGACACCAACAGTAATCAACTGTGTTGTGCCAGTACTTGTTTGTGCCTGCCTTGTTGTACCGATTGCGGGAGGTGTAAGAGCGCCTAGGGTGGTCTGAGCTTGAGAAGTAGCTCCGGTGCATGTTACCAAGCGGTCTGTAGCACCGGTGGTCGTCTGGGCTTGTTTAGTAGCCCCTATCGCCAAACTTGTGGCTTCACCTGTTGCGGTTTGCGCTTGAGTTGTAACGCCTATAGCAAGGGAATTAGCTTCACCTGTGCCGGTCTGTGCTTGGCTACTTGTTACCGCCCCAGTAACCAACCGATCTAGTACACCCGCGCTTGTTTGCGCTTGGCTTGTTGCTTTAACGCCTGTTACCAAGCGGTCTGTAACAGCAGCACTGGTTTGAGCTTGTTTAGTAAGCCCTACAGCCAATGATTCAACGGAACCGGCACTGGTCTGTGATTGGCTACTTGCCAATACACCTGTTACGCCAGTTACAGCGCTGCCGTTTAAGGTGGTTGTGTTTAGAGCAGACGAGTTAAGTCGCACAACCTACTCCTTTTTAAATACCGGCGGTTACATTTCGGATATCAATTGAAAAAGCCGAGGCGGAAACACTGGTCCCTGCTGCAAAAGCTCCGACAGTAATATTTGCACCACTTGCTCCACAAGAGCAATCCATCAACACATCAACCGGAGGGGATGTGTCTGGCGTACCCGCTGCAGTGCAAATTCTTGCCCATGTTGGCGTAATTGCAGCAGTTGCGGTACCGTTTGTTATTACACCTGCTGCCAACAGACCTGATGTGGGGTAGCCAAATGGCGCAGATGCGTGCATTGTTAACACAACCCCTAAGGTATTTCCAGAAATAGCGGTAGCAGCGCTGGCTGGTTGCGTTCCATCGTAAATATAAATTTTTGCGCCATTAAAATACGAAGATATTGCAAGAGCTTGCAGATTAACAACTACGTCCATGATCATTGTATCGAGTGCCATATAAAACTCCTTTAGTTAAAACAGTTATTGACCCGAGAAAGCATTAGTTACTTCATGCGTAAACGACCCAATCGAAACATTGGTACCGGCTGTAATTGGGCTAATAATTAAATTAGCATTTGAAGTTCCCGCTGTGCATTCCATTAAAACCGAAGAATAAAGGCCGCTGCCTAGAAGGGAAGCATCAGTTGCATTCCCAGCAAGGGTAGAATCAAAAAAACGAGCAAATGTGGGCGTCCCAGTAAATGCGCCGGCTGTCGCGGTGGCTATTGCATTGGCAACAAGCACCCCGGAAGTTGGACTTCCAAACGCTGGACTGCCCATAGTGAAGCGTACTAAAACCACTCCATTAAAACTATTGGTGCCGGTTGTAGTAGAACCGGTTTTAGTTCCGGTAATAATAGCAATTTTTGCACCGTCAAACTTAGTAGCAAAAGCAACCGCCATTGCATCAACTAAGGTATCTGAAAATTGAGTATTGAGTGCCATAAAAATCCCCTAAAAAAATATTAAAAATTAAGTTACGCCTAAATGCTTCTCATACGAACTTGCATATTAGCACGAACATTACCTCTAGAAGCTCGTTGCCTTGCTTCATTAACACCCGCCAAAAACTTATTTGTATAAAACATAACCATTGATGGAGCAGAATAAGGTTTTCCTGTTGCAGCAACTAATCTGCTTAAAGCTCCGTTAGCAATTACATCTAAATAGTCTTCAAACAAAGAATTTTCACAGGTTGTTGACGCTCTTGTCGGCTTACAAGAAATTCTTAAAGTTAAAGCATCTTGTGTTGTTGCTTCAGGTATTGGATAAACTGAAAATGTTCTTTCATCTTTTTGAGTAAAAACCAAAGGCTCACCAATTGACTGAGGATTATTTGGAATATTTACATTATAAAACGCAGGATCTTTAACATAATCAGGAGCAATAGGCTCTAACTCATAATCCTTATACCAACACTTCATAATTTTAACAACTAATTGTTGCGAAGGTGGCTCAAGATCATAATCTGCAATACCTGCTTGAGCAGCTATTGGGCTCATATCTCTTTGGATAAAGTTGCTACGAACACAAAAATCAATTGCAGCATCTCTAATAACTTGAATTGCAAGAGGCTCTGGACACCCAGAAGCCTCTATATAAATTCTTGAAACAAAAGATTCGTAGGAAATCATTAAAGTCCACCAACACTCAAGGCAGCTGTTGGAAGCGAACCTTTAGAATTTAAATCAGGTGAATAAGCGGCATCTTTTTGAGTTTTAATGCCAAGCATTGAGTTAACAATGCTTAAATAATTTCCAGCAAGAGTCGCATTATTTGCATACTCAGCATCTTTTGAATACGCCCTAAATAACACATAATTAACAACAGCGTCTAGATATATATCAGATAAAGCAAGCACGATTGCAAGTGAGGTTGTTATTGTGCTTGAATTAGTGCCATCGTATAAAATTTCTGCAGGTGCAGTTGAATACATAATTTCTATTTTAGTTCCAGCTATTGCAGGAGGGTTTACATAGAAAAATGTTGGGCTTCTATTATCATAAATAAAATTCTTAATCACTGCAGAAGTTGTTGCTGTGTGCCACATTTCGTTTGTAGAGTCCATAACTTCTCTATCAACAATACGAATTGCTCGGCCAGCAGTAACTCCATCATTACCTAGATTTCTTATTGCATCAAGCAAACGAAGACCACCTGTTGGTAAAGTTTGTTTGGTCCCTGCCTCAAGCGTTTTTGATGCAATTGATACACTTGCATCTGGACGCATCATTGCAACAAGTTTTTGTGCATCATTTATCCAGCTTACCAATTCATTATCAAGCCAGCGAATTCCATCAATATCGTTAATAAGAGTCCTTACCCGAAATGTGATGTCTGAAACTTTCATGCTTGATTCTCCAAAAGATTATTTCTTAACTTAAGTGCCGTTTTCCAATGAGGTTTTTTTAACAATTTATTTTTAACTGTTAATTGCTCAGAATTTTCTAATGTTAATTCTTCTGAAATTTTTTCAGGAATTAATTCATACCAAGGCATTTCAATCATAAGGTATTTGTCGTAAACAACAACCTTACCTGTCCTTGTGTTTATCATCGTTTTTGTCATAATAAAAAGAAGAGAGGGGTTTCCCCCTCTCTTTTAAGGGCACCTGCAAGGGTGTTTAAGCTTTAACAATGATACCATTGATCAATGCTTCTGGCTTCACTACTTTGTAGCCAAATACATTCAAACCACGCATAATGTTGCCAAAAGTTGTGGTTGAACGAAGAGTCTCTACATTGGTAATTTGCGAAGCAAAAGATACGGCATCACGAGTTCCCGCCATAATATAGCTATCCAGATCAGCCGTCTTGGGTAGGTTATTGCTTAGATAGACCGTAAAACGATCAATCATTCCAATTTTACCGTTCCGCAGTGGGCTTGTGGTGTCACCTGTTAGATAAGCTTGACGCAGTTCTGAGCCTTTGATTAGCGCCCCAGCCCATGCTGGCAACACAATCCATCGACCATCTTCAGGGACGTTTTGCTCATCAAGAGCAAGACCCATATCTAGAATAACATCTAGAGCGCTGGATTTGCTAAAGGCTCGTGGCGTTGCATCTGTACCAAGGTTCAAGTTGGCAGAGCTTGCTCCAGCCGTTGCACCTTGATTTGCAGCAGCACCAGCGGCTTTGATGCCACTTAGAACCAAGCTATCAATACCAATCTTCATTTGCTGAGCAGCATCGTTGGTGAACATGTCCATCAACTTTACATCAGCTTGAGCCTCATCAACGTCATCCAAGACAACGCTAAAATACTTGCCATTATCAATGGTCAAAGTAATTGGCGTAGAAACTGGAACTTCGTTAGTAAGATTTAGACCTTTGGTATAGTCACGAATGGTAATCGTTGGGATTGTACGAATAATTACTTTATCGCCCTGCCCTTTGATTTCACCCTCCCAATCATTATTTGTAATTTCACCTAGAATGGTGGACTTATAAAATTTGACTTGAAGTTTGCCAGACCAAATTTCTGGAACAAAATTTGCCCCATAAGAATTGGTTGTTGAACCGGATGAATAATAGCCACTTGTTACGCCGACTGCCATTTTAATACTCCTTAATGCTCACTACTGCCTCGGTTAGCGAATACGCCTTTCCAAATGGGCAGCATGAATGTCTGCTTCAATAGCAACCATATCTGAGTCATTTATTTCACCTCGACGCGCTTTCCCGTAAAAATCAGCAATCTCTGGTCGGGACCAAAGTTTTTTACCGGGAGCGGTTTTTAGTGAAGTTGACGACGAAGGTACAACCTGCGAAGCCAATGACCTAGAAACAGCCGCAGCTTTATTTTCTGACATGTCTTTCCATTTATTGAAAAATCGAGAAGCTCGCGCAGCATCGTTTTTTCTCACAGCATCATCAAGTAAATCCTGTCGCTGCAAGCCGGTAAGATCATCGTATTCAGCAAGCCATTTCAAAAATGCAGCATCTTTATTTAACTCTTGCCAATTAGGGGC